GGAATTTTCCTTTGATAATAATTGATGTGAGGAGCAAATGTTCTAGTAAGTACGGATCTCAAAAGGTCATTATTGACGTTTGCTTCTAAAATGGTTTCTTTTCCTAGTCGGGAATTGGTAGATCTTAACTGCTCAATAATAGAATAAATCATAATATTTTCCAAGTTGTTTAAAATTACATTATATCACAAATTTTGTTATTGTACACATTTTAAATCTTCAGGAATCTCTGGTGTTGTTTTGTATTCCCACCATTCCGAACCATCGTATTCACCTCGTTCCATCCATGAACCGTCATCAAACCATACTGTGCCATGTAAATGCTGGCCGCCATGTCCATTGTTATAGTCAAAATCCAATTCTTCTAAAAATGACAAGAATTCATCCAATTCAAATCCTATTGGCAGAGAAGAATAGGAATGAGATTCCTTATAATGACTTTCGTATGTTACCAATGCGCACTTTACAGATACCGAATACCTTTTTGCAATATTGTCAAGTTCTTTTACAAGTTCTTTCTTTGCATTTATCATTTAAGCCACCAATCTATAGTCATCAATGTATTCGTCATCACGATTCACTTCCAAATCATCTAAGTATGTTCCATCGAATTCTGTTCCGAATACCATTTCTTTGAAATTTTCCATAATGAATTTAGTACAGAAGTCAGAGAATGATAAGTCATGATTTGAATATGTGTAATAGTGTTCAACACATCTTCTAATACGCGATGCTTCATTGTCAAGATCATCAAGATTTTTATATTCCACCTTATTTGATCTTGAAAAGGCAATAGTCTTGTATGCTTTTTCAAGTTCATACGGAGTGGTTTGACGCGTAGTCGGCATCGCAGATACAAATTTCTTTTCACCTTTTCTCATAGTATTCCACGCCTCGTGTTGGTGGTTTATGCTTCAATGCCGATACTGGCAAATTCAGCAATAACATCTTCTGAATATTTTTCAGAAGATAAGGTACCAATAATACTATTCTCTATATAAGAATCCAGCAAGTCCTGATTATCATAATCTTGGAAATCAAGACCATTCTCTATCATCGTTAGCCTGGCATTGTGTTCAGCGGCCATTACTATTAAAATGGCCTCGTTGTCTTTTAATGCTTTATAGTTTTTCATAATTAAATTCCTCATTGGTTATTTGGTATGAGTCTATTATATCAAGATTTCAATAATAGTACACTATTATTTTATTTAATTTCACATCTTTGTGATAAGATATCCATCTGTGCTTTGGTAAGATTCATACTTTTCAGAAGATTGCTGAATGAAGATTCATAATAACCAGTAACATAAGCATAGTTCACCGTTTTATCAATATTCCAACTAGCGTTTTGAGATGATTCTTTTGCATTTTCAAACAAAGTATCTAGAAGGGTTTGGATCCGTTGTTCTTTATTCATGTGTAATTCCTCATTGGTTATTTGGTATGAGTCTATTATATCAAGATTTCAATAATAGTGTACTATTATTTTCACCGGACAATAAAAAGCCGGCAATTATACCGGCAAATTTTTCAGCATTTATATTCTTCTATTTGTAAACTAAATACTGCACATCATTCATTATAATTCGGTGTGAAAAAGTAAGCCCTAGTTTATTTGCTAATTTTATTGAAGCAAAGTTAAGTTCATCTACATGATATATGATAGGACCATAGTGTTCCATGAACAGTTTACAAGCCTCATAAGCAATACCTTTATTTCTGTATTCTTTAAGAATGATAATGGAACCAATCTTATAATACTCAAAATCCTCAACCTCAAAGTTGAATTTTTCTTCTTCTGTGAATGTGTTTCTTGGAAATGATAATCCTACTGGAATGTCATTGTATTTGATCACCATCATTGGCATTTGAGTTTCATCCAACAATCGTTCTAGTAATCTTTTCCTGAGTCTAAATTCCAGAACTCTGTCTGGTATATATTGTATTCTATCAAACCAGTCTCTACCAGTAAATTCAGATTCAAAAAATTCTCTATAGATTGGTAGAAACTTCGGATCATAATCATAAGTAAATTCTATGGAAACCATAGGCTACTCCTTGATCTGCTTGCGTTCCTTGTCTTTCCGAATAGTTTCTTCACTAAAGAAATCTGGGTGGTAATTTCCATCCTCATCCAGAATCTTTGCCTTATATAGCAATTCGAGTCTCTGCTCCTTTGTTAAAGGGTTTTGTTCCTTTAATAGATTATTTATCATTTGAACAAATTCTTTACATGGTTACGATGAATTTTTCCTCCGACAAAAGCATTATACCATTTTGTTGGCTGTAGTAGAACTTCATTAACTATTTGCTCTTTCATTTCAAGATAAGAGCATTCACCCTTGGTTTGGCAGTAATGAAGAATCTCACGAGTAAAATTTTCTTCACCTAATGTCTTAACATCGTGTTGTAATTCAATTGATGATGACCAGTATTTCATCCAGTCAGATTCAACTTTGGTTTTTACTTTTTTCTTTTTCTTTTCACCAGATTTCAATACTACAGTCTTAATAGACGTTTTGGAAAACTTTGCTAGTTTCTTTCCGATATATTGTCTACCATCAATCTTGTTAGATATTAAGTAGACAAAGCCTTCGCACTCTGGCAATTCGGTTACTAATTTTCCATTATGAGTCCAACTCATTCGTCATCCGTGTCGTCTTCATCTCTAAAGATTGGACTAGCACAGACTGGACAATAGACAACATCATTTTTTTCAACGCCATCTGTTCGTATTGTTATAATTCCTTGTGTCTCACATGAGTCACAGTCAAAGATTTGCTTTACCATTTTTCACATCCCTGTTAGTTTATAGAACACCAAGATTCTTTTTTCTCTCCAAAATATGCTCTTGCATATCCGTTCTTTATTAATTCCTCTGACAGTGATTTGCCATCAAGAATAACATCTCCCAATACTCGTCCACCATATTTATCCCATTCTTTAATAGAAATTTGTTGGACTTTAGCTTCTGATACTAAGTGCTTAGTGAATTCCGACGCAGATTTACCTTTTGCCGCTTCATCAGCACATTTAGCACGGAATCCTTTTTCTGGTGTATCAACTCCAAACACTCGAATTGATAAGACAGGTTTCAATGGCTTTGGTAAGAATTCAGCTTTGAATTCGACAGTATCACCATCAATAACCCTAGTAATAGGATAGTTGTAAACCTCGGCCGAAACCGAGGTGCTGATTAATGTTAATAGTAATAATAATTTCTTCATATTATCCGTGACAGGCTACACATTCGCCTTTATTAGTTTGAACTCCGCTTTCAGATCTAATATAATAAAGACTCTTAATATACGGATCCTTGAAAGCCATTTTATGTACTTCACTAATATACTGTTCAGTCTCATCTGAGCTAAAAAATAAATTAATGCTTTGAGCTTGATCTATATATCTTTGACGACTTGATGCTAATCTAATAATATGCATTTGGTCAATTTCAAATGCAGTCTTAAATACTAGTTTCTCATGGTCATCTAACCATTCAACATGTTGTACCGATCCTTTCTTGTTGATAATATCCTTTACGGTATCATCAGAATAGACACCACGTTCTTTCATTAACTTTAATAGAGTTGGATTAACTCGGTCAATCTTTCCTGCTGCCGTGTTTTGAACATATGCATTTTTATAAATTGGCTCTATGCCTTGGCTAACAGAACCACAGATTAAAGCGGAACTGAGATTTGGCGCAACCGCAATTCTATGAGTGTTTCTAACTCCATAACCTTTGCACCATTCAGGTTCGCCAAATTGTGATGCCATCCATTGAGAAGCTTTTAATGATTCTTCATTGATGTGTTTAAAGATTTCAGTATTCTTTAATTGGGCTTCAAACGATTCAAAAGCAATATTATTATCTTGAAGATACGTATGGAATCCTAATAAACCTAATCCAAGTGCTCTGCTTTTCTCTGCAAATCTAACAACCTTTTCCATTCCACGAGTGTTTTTTCCAATCTCTATTAGATCTTGGTTAACACAGTCAAGGAAAACTGTGGCATCAAATACTGCTGTTGTATTTTTCCATTCATCAAAAAGTGATGCATTCATTGATGATAATACACAACTAAAGGTATGTTCGTCATCTGAGAATAATTGTATTTCCGAACAATTGTGAACCAAAATTCCGGAACACTCAAGATAATTTTGATCCTGAGTTGATGTAATAATATTAAAGTTATGATTATCTTCTACAGTTAAATCATATACAGATTCAATACCAACATATTCTATTTTTGTTACACATAATGATGTAACAGAAAATTGCAATTTATGGTTTGGTTCTACATAATCCTTCTTAATGTATTCTTCCGGTTCAATATTATTTGTTACCATCCATCTTAAGTTTACAATAGAACCACCGAATCTATTTTTGGAAAAACTACTAGGCATTCTTGAATCCAATTTCCCAAGATTCCCAAAGGTTATAGCGGCACCGATATCATATAAAGATTTTGCATATTCATATATCTCAATATTGGTTAATCCCAAATATCTCGAATTACCAGATAACGTCATTGATATACTTTTATTAGCCAAATATGCTTCTTCATCTCTTATTTTAAATGCTGCATTATTTTTACCTGAAACTTCAATTGAGGTTTTCAGTCGATGTTCAGATGCTTCTAATAATTGCAAATTCTCAATAGAATCATCCGCATTATTTTCTATATGATCGATATGAAAGCCATCCGGAACATCACCATAATTATAACGCCATATCAAAGAATGTTGTTTAGCATGTCCATTTGACATACTATTGATATGGCGATACTTTCTAGTATTACCCAAAGAAGTATAGAACGGTTGAAGTGGTTTTCCTATTGATAATGATGCTTCAATATAAGTACCGTCTTTAAGAGCAATAGCATGATCTGGTGTACATTTGAACGAAGATCCATCTGATAGAGTTACTTTTATAAGTTTTTTCTCGCCAGTCTTGAAAGCAATAGCAGGTTTTATTTCATTTACCCATATTTTCTTATTGCTATTCCATCTTGAAGAATATACAGGAAATCTACCAACTCCATTTGATTCTATTGCTAATTGTTCTATAGATACGGCATTTCTGCCATCGGCAACAGCAACAAGAGTGTCACCGGAAAAACACAAGTTGCTTGCTTTTACTGTAAGACCCAAGTCTTTATACATTGCAGGATTTTGTTCGTTAACTTTATCAATGAATTCAAAATAACCTTTTCCTGTAATCATTTTTAATTTCAATGCCTTTTGATATCTTTCAATAGCATCTTTATCTCCATCATCTAGTCTTTTAATAAAATCATTACTAATATTCCAACCAATATTTGCATCATCTGGTTGTTTATTAATATAATTGACTAATTCATGGAAATCTGGATGATCAATTTCTATATAACCTGCCCAAGCTCCGCGTCTTTGACTTCCTTGGCTAATGTCTCTTGACATTTGAACAAAGTCTTTGAATACTGGAAGAACTCCAGACGAACTTCCTTTTATTCCAGATATTTTAGATCCTCTTGGTCTGATGTCACCTAAATAACCAGAAGTTCCAAATCCATTTTTTGATAATACCGCAGCTTCCTTTTGTGATTCATAAAATGAATAGACAGAATCACTAATGAATCCGCCTGAGCATGATACAGGACATCCAATACCAGTTCCCATATTAGATAACACAGGCGTTGATGCTGCTAACCAACCATTCCATAATAAGTCAAAGAACTTTAATTCCCATGTTGCTGGATCATTAGTATATGTTGCCGCGTGTTTTGCTATTCTAGAATATACAGACTTCAAATCAGTATATTTGTTTGAAAGATAATTTTCTTTTAGCATTTGCCATGCGGCAGTAGTGCACCAATGGGGAAGAGAACCATTCTCTTGTAGTAGTTTACGTTCTTCACCTAATTCTTCATAGATTGATAATTCTCTTACCATTGAAATTTTCCTTCTGACCAATTGCGACTATAATCATTACCTTGACTTGAAAAGAAGTCATGTAAAGTTGAGCTTTCAATATCTTTATAGAACCAAGTTTTAATTGGGTTATAAGATGGTTTAAATATTCCATTATATGAAAGATTTTCTAGACAAATATCTAATCTAGATTCAACAAAGTTTTTTAGTTGGGTGTTTGTTATTCCTTTAATATGACCCTTCTCAAAAATTTTATCAATAATAATTGATTCGTGCTCTAGAATAACTCTTGCAGTTTCTATCAATTCTTCTTTGAGGCTAACTAATTCGATAGAGGTCAATTGTTCATCGGCGAAAGCTTCTGACTTTAATGTTCTGAATAACCATGCGCCTGCTTGTGAATGTAAGGTTTCATCAATTGCTGAAAAATTTATTCCAGCATTTATATTGATGAGTTTATTTTTTCCTGCCGAGTTGAAATGTTTAAGAAATGCAAATGAACTATAAAGAATAGCTCCTTCAATCATTGAAAACACTCCAACCGATTTTAGGACATTGTACACAGAATCTTTTTTAGTAGTTCTTTTTGCAATCCAATTCATTCTATTGGCTAGTACTTCATCTTCTTTGTAAGAGTTATAAAAGTCAACATTATCTAATCCAAGAACCTCGTTGATTTTATTATAGAATGGAGCATGTACTCCTAATTCCATAAACGAGAAGGTAGAGGCCATTCTTTGAATATCTGGTCTAGGAAAGACTTTACTGACATAATTTTGCCAGTAATCGTTACCAACATTTAATTCATATAGAGTGAATAATTTTAGTGTTGATATTACGCCATGATACTCTGCTTCTGTGCAATTCGTCTTCAGATCATGAAGATCCTTTTCTACTTCAATTTCATCTGGAAACCAAATTATTGATGCCTGTTGTTCTGAAAATTCTATAGCAGTTGGATAATCAGTAATATATTCACTCTTTGGGCTTAAGATTCTAATAGCCATGTATTCCCCTGTGTGTCATGTGATTCCTTACAATATGTAAATTATGTATGTTATTACTATGGAAGCAATTAATGGAATTAATAGTTGATGCAACAAAAGTTTCATTTTACTCCGAACATTGATAAATCTGGTGAGATTGAGGATCCTTCTTTATAATTTTCCATTTCATATTTTGTATGCAAATTAGAATCCAAATCTTTAATGAATTCAGAAATAGATTTAGAAATTCCGCAGTTAAAACACTTATAAAGAAATTTGTGGTGTTTCATGTATATATTTCCGCGAGTCTTCTTTGGATTCTTTACAGAATCACCACAATAATTGCAAGAGAATCTCCAAGCAGAATCATTAACTTGTTTAAAATTTCTAAGTCTCGATGACCCCAATAGGATATATTTTTTATCGGTTTTTATCATAATGAATTTTCCAATTTTGTCAATTCTTCAATACTATTAAACGACTTTGTTGGGTACTCAGTAATATAACAATTTGCTGGGTAATTAATATTTCTTAAATAATGAAGAATATGTAAGAAATTTAATTCTTTTGATTGAGTAATGTATTGTCCATTTTTCCATAACACTTCATGCATTTTTTGAAGACTATCATATATTACAGCGTTATTGATATAGAATATAGACTGATCGTGGAATCCTTCCATATGAGTTTCTCCAAGTTTAGAGAAGTCTGCTGATAATGCGTTCATATTAGAATCAGTCAATATAGTAACGTAAGGATTCTTTTCAGTGCATACCGGAATTACTGCGCTTGAAAAGTTATTACCAGTAGAACTTCCAACATCTTTCAATTCTTTGAATATCATTGGGCTATCAATATAAACATCGCCCCATACCAATATAGAATTGTTATATTGATGGACATTCTTATACATGGAAAGAATTGCATGTCCATCTCCTAGTCCCGAATTTATAGGAATTAGATTTATTTTAATATCAAATTCATTATTATCCAAAAATTCTTTAAAACTTTTTACTGCAGAATCTTTAATTACTAAATCTATAGAGTCAAATACTTCGGACTCTATAGCATTAGTAATAATTCTTTTTAAATTAGGAACTCCATTTACTGGATATAATACTTTTGGAACATTAATGTTTCCCATTCTTTTGCCGTTTCCAGCAGCTATAATAATTAAATTAATCATCTTTTCCCAATAGAATTGCTAAGTACATGTTAGTATCTTTGACATCTTTAACTGGTATAAAATTGCAATGTCCACATTGTGATATTTGGTGGTCATTGCCAGATTCACCTTCATCACCAATATAAGTAAAATCATTAACGAATAGAGTTTCTGTTGCTAAAATTTTATCCAAGTTTGGTTTTGTAATGTCAATCGTTGTTCTTCCAGACATTCTAATTAATAGATCGTATTTGCTTAGTTTAGATTCTAATAATAATTTAATGCTATGTCTGTATTCAGGAGATATTGGTTTGATAGAAATCATTACCTTTCCACGTATTTGGATTTTAGTAATATCAATTCCACAGTCTACAATATCTGCCGTAATATATTCTATATCATTTTTAGAGAAAAGTAAATCATTATCTAGGCATTTTTCGAATTGCGGAATTCCTTCTTTATTAAATTTGTATAGATTAACACCACCATCTGCTAATGCTTTAATATTAGAAAAATTTCCATGCAAAGCATTGATAGTATTTCCAGTAGATATCCAAACATTATTAGTCTTATTATAAAGTTCTTGAACTCTTTTGACATTGGATTTAGATACTTTAGAGTGCTGCGAGCCTCTAGCAACAATAGTATCATCATAATCGAAAACGTATTGGTCACTAATCTTTGGGTAATTATAATAGTGGTCAAAAATAGTTTTTACCAATGCCTTTCCGTCGTGTTTACCCTGATTAAGTAAGAAAGCTGAGATTTTTTGATACGAATCCGGGATTAATAAAGGGTCACCATCTAAAGCAGAAATGATAGTAGTATCTTTTGGTAAATAATCCATAAGAATATTAATCAATTCGTCACCAGATACACCTTTCATATCAGCATCTTGACTAGCATTAAGAATTAAATATTTCTTTGCTTTCGATTCTGATATAGTTTCAGAGAATCCAATAGATTTATATGTTGGAATAAGAGATGACCACTGCGTCCCAGATGAAAAAATTATAATGTCTGCTGATAATATTACAGATTTCGAAAGTTCTGATAATTCTGGAATTACTGGCTTATTATGGTTATCAACAAAGAAACAATCTACGATTTTATCATCGGGATTATTCCATGATACTATATCAGCTTCGTCATGTATAATATAACCAGATTGTGTTTTAGCCATAAGATACATCGGAGAATCAGTATTAGAAATTACACTATTCTCTGGAATGTCTAATATTCCTTCAAATACTTTTCCTGCAGAATCCAATGAATAGTTATGTTTCTTTGCTATTCCAGAATAAATGATATTAGAAATTGAAAAGTCAATATAATCTATCTGTGGCGATAACTGGCTATCAAAGAATTGATTCACTCCAGAAGCTAATACACCTCTATAAAACATATCAATGTCTAGTTTATGGATTCTGTCTAAAAGCACCGATTGGACTTCATCGGCAGAAATAGTTATTCTGTCATTTAGGAATTCATACAATTTTTCTGATATACTATTTTCCAGTTTTGCTCTTAGCATTTGATTCTTTCTTAAATCGGACGGACCCATAATTTTTCCATCCATAACTTTTCTGCATTCTCCAGTAGAAAGACCGTTATCCGCTAAGTTTGTAATGACTGTATAGTCTAATACATCTTTACCAAAAGTTTCATATAGACCTTTCTGCAATTGAACTGAACCAGTTCCACCTGAAAATATTACGATTTTCATAATATACCCTTATTTTTTTCTGCAATAAAAATATAACATTCTGCAATCTTTGGATTTAGAAATGCTATCGTACTTGCCGCGAATCCTTGCGAAATACCTTTTAATTGGTTATATAGAGCCATATTGTTAGAACTCAAATGCTTTTTAAAATATCTGGCTTTACCTAACCACCCATTGACTCTTCTGATACTTAATCCATTAGTGGTTATCATATCATGCATTTCGTCCAAAGTAAACTCTTGAATGTGATTCTCTGGCCATACAAATTCTTGACCTTCGTCCTTTTTTGGATTAGGAGATGATATGACAATAAATCCTCTATCTGATACCAATTCAGATGCTTCTTTTATAAGTTTCAATGCAGTTTCTTTTGGAATATGTTCTAGAATTTCCTGCAACAGAATTACGTCATATTTGTCATGATGCTTAATGTCATGAAATGAAGTAGTATTTAGATCACATTGAATGACTTTGTATTTGTTGACAGATTCTCTTCCAGTTGGGGTATTTGCTTCATCTACAACAGATTGTTCATATTCTAAACCTAAGTAATCCACTCTGGGACGCAATAAACTTTCAAAACTTTTAGACCAAAATTGATAGAATGTTTTATTGCCACACCCAACATCTAATATAGTAACATAATCTTCAGTATTTTTTCTTTTGATTTTGGTAATTTCTGTGCATGTTGAAGTATATCTGCTAATGAATGCAATATGCCATGCACTGGAAAATTTTATTTTACCAAGGAATCCATTTTTAAAAAATACTGCTGAACTGTCATCAAATACGTCTTTTTCTTGTTCCATATTATACCTCCAAAAGTTTTACAAAGTTTAAACAATATTCTGATTTATTAAAATCTACACATGAATGTTGAAGTTCTATTAGTGATTCGTAATCAGAATCTGACAATGATTTGAATCTATCTGTGAATTGATTTCTGTCATTGATATATAGCAAATTGGAAAGTTCAGTATTGTTTCCAAAAATTCTTTTATTCTTATCAAATTCGTTATCAATGAATAACAAAGTTCCCGCCATAATAGATTCATATACTCTTTGAGAGATCATTTCAAAATCTGGGTATTGATTATCACCAATAGCAATATGCGTTTTAGAAGAAGACATTTTCTGAATCATATTATTATAATCAACTGGAGGAAGAAACTTTGGCGGACGTAATCCAGTTACTCTTTTCTCATTAAAGTCCGTAATTTTAATTTTACCGAATACTTCTACCGAAATATCTTCTGGGAGTCCAAAATAGAATTCTATTAATTTCTTTTCTCTTCTACCAGATCTAAAGGTTCCTCCATAAGACAAATCAACAGTCTTTCCTAGAATAGAAGTTTCTCTTGGTTTCATCATTGGGAATTTTTGGAAATCATATTGCACAATAGATTCTACAGGATATCCATTTTTCTCAAATAGTGCTTTATTTTTTTCTAAATTGTATGATTGCGAAATCACATTAATAGGCTTTGTAATATTAATATCTTCCTTATTCCAATTTGAAGCCCAGAGTTTCTTCTCAATAGAAGGCCAGATTTGTTTTAGAGATAAATTCGGGTCACAGTACAAGTAAATGATTTTTCCATTAAAGTTGTTTATTGCTTTATAATTAAGAATCTGTGGTCTGTCTTCTTGGCCACCAAAGAAATTAACAGCACCATTAATGACTACTAATGCATCGTATACATTACTGGTAATATTCTCATAATGGTCTTCAATATTAAACACGTTGACTGATCTGTTTTGTTGATCTGAAGACAATACCTTAGTATAACAGTCAACTTCACATCCACCTTCAACCATCATTTCTATTAAAGAAGCAGCTTCACCTGATCCTCCGCTTGATCCGACCTTTTGGCCAAAAACAATTCTTGCACCTAATTTCAATACTGCTAATTTCATAGATCACCCTTTGTAGTAGAATAAAGATTATATTATATCATATTTTTGATATTTGTACACACTATTTAGCAAATTTTACTCGTGACACAGCATCACCTATAAAGTGATAACTGTTGAATTATTTTAGGGAATAATGTTTACTTTTGACTGGGTTTGATGTATAATAAATTAACTGGTCTTATCAATACTAATTTATTATTTGAATAGTTTCAATATATCTGAATGGTCAATAAGGTATCCAATTACTAAACTTCCACCAATAACTATCCATTTCCATGTTTCTAATGCAGAAAGTCTATCAGAAATATCTTCTCTATATTCATCTGATTTTTCTTCATGTTCTTTAAGTTTAGATTCAATACGAGATTCCATATCATCTAACTTGTCAACAATCTCTTTAGTAGTTTCTTCCATTTTCTTGTATAGATCCTTGACATCAGTTGTAGTTTCTTTATTATTATTCTCAAGATTGTTTAGTCTGTTGTCGTGTACTATTAATAATCTTGATACTTCTGACGATGCTTTAGCAATTTCTGCAACTGTATTGTCTATCTTATAAACGACATTTTGGAGAACTGCCACCTCAGTTACCAGTCTATTGAGGTCATTACAGGGTGAATTGTGGTCACTCATTGTTCAAATCCTTTTGTTTTCTAATCCAATCTTGGAGTGATTTAAGTTGTTCTACTACTTGATAGTATGTACCGTAGTTTCCACTGACGGATTCAACAAGGGCAGAGAGTTTAATATCGGAGGGTCCTTCATGAGAAGTTCTGGAGGATTCGGGAACTTTGTTTTCTGCGGCAGCGTTGAGCAACTCGATAGCACCAGTATTGATACTACACTTAGCATCAGATTCTTTAGTAATATATTCAGGAACTTTCTTAATGATAACATGAGTTTTGCCTTCCACTATTTTGACTTTTTCTATATATTCAGTAACAACTTTTGTCGTTACTTCAGCAGTTTTGGTTTCTAGTTGTGCAATCTGGATTTGCATTTCCTTGATTTTTACTTGCCAGTTTGCTTCGTTTACCGAAACTCCTATCGCAAATGAATTCAGGCATAGTAACATGCCTAACCCAGAATACAGAGCCATCTTGTAATGAGCAGGAATTGGTATCAATACACCTAGAACAAGTCCTAAGAATGAGATGCCACTAAGAAGGTAGGTTAACCACTCAGGAATTAGATTCAGTAGGAACATTAGCTTTTCTCTTAATGATTTTTTTAGTTCCTAATTTATATTCTGGATTAGCAACACCTGAAGTATTATTAGCAGGAAGTACTCCACCTTCTTCATCGAGGAATTTCTTAACGAGGATTTCTTCCTCGACCAATATGATATTCTTTTGGTCGATGGTTTCAAGTAATGTAGTAAATCTTGATTCTAAATTTGAATTGTCATTATGTTGGTATGATTCTTTGATTAGGAAATAAGCAGCAATAAGATTCTTGGTGTATTTGTCTCCACCAGGTAACTTATTGAGTAATCTTTTAAGATTGAATACTAGACGTTGAAGATACGTGTAAGCATCCTTTTCTTCTGGAGTAGTAAGTTGGTTTTGTTTTTTGAGGATTTTACCCTTAGCATCTATAATACCCAACTTGAATGCATCTGATTCTTCAAATGGAGTGACTAACATTGAAAGTATTCTATAGGCTAGTAGATTGTCAATAATTCTCATTATAGTTTCCGAAGTACAGATATTATAGTTGGATCCAGATGACCTAAATCTTGTTCTGGTATTCTGTTAAGATACAATAAGAATGGCAATAACATATCACCATAACTATCATCTATTTTAAAAAGTAACATTTTGGTAGCATTATCACCAAATACATTGTACAGAACAATTATATGATTCAGAATCAATCGTTCTCTCAGTGTATCTTGTTCAACGTACCGCTTGAATAATTTATTTATATAATCGAATCTACATAGGTCCGATTCGAATTCTCTAATGGAAAAGCACTGAGGGTTTTCATAGCAATTCATTGCAAATTGTATAAAATTCTCAGTGCTTAATTTCATCTTATGCTACAGTAAGTTTGACTGCGGGTGATGTTTCACTTACAGCATTAGTAGCCGAAACAATAACACGATATTTGAATCCGTTTAGACCAGTTGTTGCACTGATTGCTAATGTAGCAGTAGTAGCACCAGTATAAACACCAGTATTAGTTATATCAACATATACATTGCCATTAGTAGTAGTTGATCTTTGCCATTGATAAGACAATGCACCGCCGCCAGAACTGATTGCAGCAACAACTGCAAATGTAGTAGCAGCGGGAGCTGTTACAGAACGTGCAACTGGTTTAGTTGTTAAAGTAATATCATAAGTTCCCGCAGTGTCGATACCAGCATCATTAGCACGGTCGCCAGCGGCAACTGCAGTAACAGACATTGGAATTAAGCATTCTGCTTTGTGACGGATTGCTCCAGCCGCATTTTTATACTGTTCATATAACCACCAGCCTGGACCAGTAATGCCTTTTGCTTTTGTATCTGCATCAGCGGCTTCAGTATTATCAATGAAGATTGCTTTTGCACGTTGTTCTTCGTTTAAATATTTTGGGACACTGGCATCAGCATCCGTTTTTCCCCATAAACTCATTGTTATCTCCTTATTAGTTTGTAAATATATTTATTAGTAAATTTCTCGCCATTGGATACCACACCAAACATCTGCTGCCGCTCCTATAGATTGAGCACATACTACATAGATTTCACTATCTGTACAATCAAAATTTTGTGTTATAAAATTTCTTTTTGCTGCAGTCGGATTACTTTCAGATCCAGTACCAGTACCTTTAGCACTACCACCAGGGCTTGAAGTACCAACAAATCCATTATCTACAACATCACCACCAGATATTGCTGTTCCTAATATAGTATATTCAACTGCACTTTCTGACGAAACGCTTGTCCAAGTAGGACTACTTAAAGTTATTGATGATAGACCTGAAAGTTTTATTAGTTTCCAATATACTGGATTCTGTTCAGCATAAACATTAACATTTCCCATTCTTAACATCACACGATTAGGATAACCTTTAAATGTTGATTTTAATCTTATTGCTACGATTGGATAATTTGCGCCTAACGGAACATTCTGAGATGCAGTGCCTGAATCGATTGCCCAATCTATACCTGATTCTGCATATCCACCTTCGGAAACAACAGTTGAACAAATTTGGTCAAAAGAACCACCAGTAGTTGTACCTGTATTTTTTATTTCACATCTAACTGGTAAATTTGGATTACTCATATAGACTACAGGTAAGTAATTACTGTTGTAAAATTCATGTGCAACAATCATATTACCGTTATGAACAAAACCGCATCTTACTCTACCAACACCTAGCCACTGAAAATCAATGAAAAAGATTTGTGTCTTAGTAATATCGAGAGTCCACGATCCAGATACTCCGCTGTTAGTACCATCTGTAGAAGTGCCAACAATTGTCGTATTACAAGTATCAACATTCCATTGAGCTTGAGTAACTCTTCTAGCATCGCTAGGAGTTCCGGTAGTGTCTGTTCTTATAACAAAACTTAAAGTACCGTCGCCAGCTTGTTCAAAATAGATTCCATTTCTGTCGTCAAAATAACCAGTCCGTTTAACTACATTAGCAATAGGACTATAGAAGTTAATTGTTGACTTTATTAG